GTCAAGCGTGTCCTCAAGGCTGTAGAGCAGGCTGAGTACGTAGACTGGGTGACTTGGGAAGGCGATGACGGCTACGAGACACCTATCCTAGACGATGACTACGAAACGCAGGAAAAAGAAACAGAATAAAACGACCGTATGGCGTGGTATATAGTCGGATTTGCTTTTATATATATAACAGCACACCTGATACATGCCATTGTCAGCGGCAACTTTTGATGCTACACTAGTTACACCATCGGACGGGTGGGATGACGATATGAAATCCGATGCGTAGAAAAATGCCTGACTAGCATAAAACAATCTATCAACAAAATATATCACTATACAAACGATGACACGCACACACAATCATCCCACCCATAACTGATACCTATTGGTATGTACAACTAAGTACCCCAACAACATTTAATAATTGCATCCGTATTTAGTTGTACATAGGAGTAGGTATCTACTTCTCTGTTGACATAAGTCGACAGACATATTGAGTTTACGTGTGAATGGGATAGACTGTTTTGAGTAATCCGAGCGACTGCTTAAGTATAGGGCAGTCTATCCCTGAAACATATAAAGGAGAAATAAGTGACAGATATAACTGTTCCAAACATACCTGATATGGAACAGGTGGTACGGATTGCAACACAACCGTTTTCTAATCCAACCACCCAACGTACATACAGGTCATGTTTGAAAGACTTTATGGAGTGGAAAGGTAGCCGTCCATTCAACGACATAACAATCACAGACTACCGCCAACACCTAGTAGCAGAAGGCTTCACACCATCTACAATCAACACTAGGCTTACGGCTATACGCAAACTGGCAGAACAAGCTCTACACTACAAACTGTTAGACCCGCAAATCACAAAAGATATTATGTCAGTTGCTGGTGTTAAGAACAGTGGTGTCCGTAGTGGAAACTGGTTGACCCGCGAGGAAGCAAACAAACTGCTTGCCGCACCTGACACCAGTACGCTACGTGGACTACGTGATAAAGCTGTATTGTCGGTACTGTTAGGTGCTGGTCTACGCCGCCGAGAGGTAGCACAACTCACCGTTGATAAACTGGCAGAGCGGGATAACCGTTGGGTGATACTAGACATCAATGGTAAAGGTAACAAGATACGTACAGTACCTATACCAAACTGGTGTTACCACAATATCCAGAGATGGTTAGATGAATCGGGTATCACAGAGGGTAGGGTATTTGTTCCTATCCTAAAAAATGAACCATCTGGCACGAGCGTATCAGAACAAACCGTCTATAATATAGTGGCTCAATACGCCAAACTGTTACATAAAACTGTTGGTGCACACGATTTACGTCGCACCTTTGCTAAACTGGCATATCAAGGCGGTGCAAGACTAGACCAGATACAGTTTTCTTTAGGTCACGCTTCTATTCGTACCACTGAGATGTATCTCGGTGTTCAACAGGATATAACCGATGCACCTTGCGACTATGTAGGGTTGATGGGATGAAAGCCCATCAACGGGTACTAAGAAGGAAATCAAACTACTTAAAAAGGCGTTGCGCTACGATGTATTACCATACCCTAAGCGCAACAACAGCACACTTGATGAGGATAAATAAGAGCCACCAGTTACGGTGGCTCTTTTTTATTGTTTGACTCAGCGACCGAGACCAACGGCAGAGTTGCGTACACTACGTCCTAAAATAAACGATATGGCTAGACCTATAACCCACTGTGCTACTGCATCAGCATCAATCGGTGACAGCCAAGGCACATACTCTACTGCCAACTGAAGTCCAGCTGCTACGAATGGAGCAGCTGCTGCAACTAAAAATCTACGTGATTGTAACATTGGCTCTTTCATATGATTACCCCTATATATGTATTCATGTCTTATTATCACCCAACTTTATACCAGCATAAAGCTCAGTCATTGACGACTTGAACCTCAATTAGAAACGAACCTGCCGGACTATACTTATCCCGCACCACCTCTCCCCCACTTATATACGGCTGGTCTTTAGTGAGGAGGTCGAGGAAAAATGTACCATCAGGTAACATCTCTATCGCCCCGCCTCTATCCACACAAGTCCATGTACCAAACCCTTCGATACTAAAGCGAGTACCTAACTTGAACTCACGCGGACAAGCTGTACCCCAATTCTCATAGTAACTCCAGTGTTGCCACTGTTTACCATCAGTCAGTAAGGCGGTACACCTCGTACCGTTCCAGTTTGCAGGATGACAATTATTGCCACCCCAATCTGGAAAATAATGGGAAAGTCTTGCCATTAACACCTCAGCTTTTGCAGTAGGTACTACCGTAGGTGTTGGCGGCACAGGTGTGTCGTGTTGTATATCTATATAAGGGTTAGGTAGTGTTGCCTCTCCCATTGTTACCCTGCTACCTGCCAGTACAACGTAAACCCGCTGTCCATCTGGTGATATGACTGGCATATCATATTCCACTTCTATTATATTGCTTTCCTGTTGTGTTAGTTTGTTGTGGATTATCCTAAACGTCCAGACACCAGACGCTATGGCTACCACAGCAATCAACATGTACCACTTCTTTTCATGCCACATGACTTACTCTCCTTTCTTTTTACGTTTCTTCTTACGTTTCTTCTTTGTTGTTAATAGGCTCAGTTTATACACCAACGAAATAGCTTCTTCGTGTCTAGTCTTGAGAGCCTTTCGTATAATCTCTACCGCATCACCCCTCGCTATATGGCTAGGAGTAAATCTATACACAGCCCAACCCATGAGCTGGGCCTGATTTCCTTTCTCGCAATCGTTCTCAAAGCCTTTGCCGCGCACATGCCTGCCTCCGGTCCAAATCCCTCCCTCTATTTCTACCGCTATCTTTTCATCAACCCATGCGAAATCAAACCGCCAGCGTCTAGGCGAAGCGAAGGTGTACTCTCGCTCAGGTTTTTTTATCTTGAGTGCCTTCAAGTGGAACTCAAATTCAGCCTCAAGCTGGCTCTGGGTCATTGTAATCCTCTTTATCAAAGTCTTCGGTGTTCAATACCATCGACATCTCACCACACTCAGTGCATCTTGACATAGGTATTACCCCCTCTGGATACTGAATAGAGGAGTAATCGTATACCGCAGCCTCACAACAGTAGCTAACCTCCATTAGGTTTCACCTTGCCCGCTATACGAGCCTGTATATAAGCAGGGTTCTTTGCAAGACAACGTCCCACCGCACCTAACAAACGCAAGGCACTGTCACGACTTAAGCCATCTATCTCTGACAATTCCGCAGCCATTTCATTGATGTTGTGTTTGTCAGCTTTACCTAACTTATTAAGCGCCTGTTGACATCCACGCAAATCCCTTGCGTCCGCCTCACGCGCACTATATGTTTTATATAAAGCATGTCTACGATAACTATATTGTGTTAGTGTTGCCATTATAGTAACTCCAGTTGTTGTGCGTCCTTCGTTGTGACCTGCCACCTGTGTAGCGCCAGTGCTCGTTGCGGCTCAAAACCACCCCTTTCAACATTGAACCCATGTCTTTCTATCAGGTCTAGTGTTGCTCGATGTACCCTACCGGTTTCTGTATTGATAACCTCAACTCTTGTGGCGCCTGCTCTCTTAGCATCTATTAGCGATTGTAATCCAAACGCTATTGCCGGTGGTCGCCATAAAAAGTGGTTGGGTTTTAGGTGCTTCCTAAAAGTAGTACCTACTACTTCACCGACCATTCTGTTGTTAGAATATATTTTCGTCATTACTTGTTGCTCCCGATTCGATTCTAAGTTTGGCGTCATGTAGAGTTGCAAGCACCATGCCTAGCTCTACCACCTGTAAGACTTGTGCTTTTTGCACCTTTGTTATAGCCTGATGTAAAAGTGTGTGCGCCTTTTCTGTGTCAGTTTCCTCTCCACTCCGCCCACGAACGTGTGCCACAAACCTGTCTAATGGCATCACTAAGCCACCATAATTGTCGGCAGATGTAACCGCTACGTCCAACCGTTTACGAGCTTCTTCAATAGGAACATGCGCCATTGCTACTCTAAAATAGTCTCTAGTAAGAGTCGGATACTCATCAACCACCTGTTGGCTCCAGTAAGCTGACACCCTCCTATAGTCTCTAATCGTGTTGACTGTCTTACCAGTCAGTGTAGCCATCTGCGCCCGTAATGCTGTTATCTTGTCGCGGTTACCGCCCGCTTCCTCTTCTAATATAGCCGCTATCCTACCGATTACCCAGCGTGCTTCATCTCCCTCGCCTCGCAACTGTAGTAGCTGTTGTTCTAACTGCTCAGGTATTAGGTAAATCTGTTTTGTATCCACGCCGCCTCCGTTTTATTATGTAGTCTCTCTTGTCTACCCGCTGCATACGCGCTACCAGCGGGTCAATCCGTTCTCTTTCTTGTTTGGTTGGTCGCCTAAAACTATAGTGTCTAGCTACCACTATGTGTCCGCTATTCCTTCTCCATACTGTTCCCACAGTCACCCATTCGCCTAACCCTTCCTTTACTTCAGAGCCTAAGAACGAAGCCCCTAATGAGAACATTTGTTCGTCATGCAGGTCGGTGATGAACCGCCATAGTAAATCTGTTCTATAAGTTATTATCGGTCTAGCAGACAATGGCGCTCCCTTCCGCCCGAGCCGCTTATATTGTTAACGGTTGCGCTCCCTCTGTAAAACCTGCAACCCCATTAATTGAATGACAATAACGCAACAGGGACGACCCACCCTCTCCTTCACGGTGTTTTTCTAGTCGTAATGTCATACGTTCTGGCATTATCTCGTCCTCTTTGGTCAGCATCATCACTACATCACAGTCATATACCACCTGTCCCGAGCCAGACACATGCCCTAAGTTTGGTTTGTTTCCTATCCCAAGTTTATTCAGGCTATGTACGGCTATACAACACATGTTTAGTTCCTTTGCCATTGCCCTCAGTCGCTGTGATATAAGCGCATGTCGTTCATACTCATCCGCTCGACCCGACTTATCCTGCACCAGCCTTAACATATCCACGACAAAAAAGTCTACTGGTTTTTTTAGTAGGTCAGCACGCATCTGCGCTGTAGTCCAGTTAGGTCTATCACTAATGTATAAGGGTAGTTTGGCATTAGAAGTACATGTTTGTATATACCGTGTCTCCTGCTCCTCGGAGAGTTTACCACTTCGTAACAGTTTGGTGGGCAATCCCGACAACATAGATACTATACGTCTCGCACACTGAGTGTCTGACATCTCTAAACTATAGTAGACGCCAGTAAAGTCCCTTCTAGCCATGCCCAGCGCCATTTGCAGGGCAAACATACTCTTACCCACCCCTGACTCGCCGGCTATCATAACTAATTCTCGCTTATGTAAACCGCCGGTCAGACCTTCTAACTCAAGTAAGCCACAACCCATACCGGTATGCCCATTCGGGCTGGCACGCATGGTCTCCATCTCTTTGTCCAGCGCAACCAGTGTGGTGTCTAATGGTTTACTCTCGGCATCAGTGCGCCCGCTTCGTAGTAGCTTATAAGCCGCTTCACCTATCGCTTCTATCGGGTCATCAGTATCATCGAACAATTGCTTCGTTAGTTCTTGAGTGACCAACAACCCTTGGCGTCTATTGGACGACTCTAAAACCCTGCGGGCATAAGCCTCTACATTGTAGGCTGTCGGCGTTGTGGTCACACACTGTGTAAGATAACTAAAGTCAATATCTTTCGCCGCTTTACTCACAGTTACTTGGTCTATCGGTTCGCCTTTGTGTCTGAGACCTAGAAACGCCTTCCATATCGCCTTGTGACGGGCATAGAAAAAATCATCTACCTCTAGTCCTGCCCGATTCAAGGTTTGTTCGTCTATTAGTACCGAGCCAATTACAGCTTGTTCCGCTTCAACGTCTTGGGGCCAATCCATCTCGTCTCATCTCCCCTATCACGTCCTTAGAAGTGTTCGTGATAGACTTAGGGCTGCTTAGTGACCAGCCGTTGCGTATATGTTTCGTGATACATTTGTTGATACATTCTTTTATAATTTCCACGTCGTATTCTAGTTCCTTTGCTATGTAACCCAGCGGGTTCCATACCATTACTGCCATCTTTCTCTTGTCTGTACCTTCTGGAAATTCTCCAATCTTTGATACGCTGTAGAAATGCTTCTCAGCAGCATCGACGGCTACATGTCTTTTAGATTTTTTATTACTTTTATTATCATTGTATCTTTGTCGGTCAGGCTGACGGGTTGAACCCTTCTCTGTGACGGGTTGGACACTTACCCCCATCACTAACGCCAACCTATCTTTATCTACTACATACACCTTCTTGTTCTGGCGGTTAGACTTGTTGACTATATAACCTGACTGCTCTAACTCTTTGGTGTAACGATAGATTGTACTAATAGATTGACCACACTTCTCCGCCAGTGTCTGTTGTGTGGCATAACACTCTTCGTTACTACCCATCTCGGTGTAGCGCCATATTGTTCCTAGTACCACAGCACAAATGAGACCGTGGTTTTCCACGACCTCATCTATAAGTGGGGTAAATCCTCTCAACCTCATTCTGATAACACTCTCCTTTTTATATGTTAGGGCGGGAAGGAATCGAACCTCCGTGTGAGCCTTCAGTACGTGGCAACAGCTCATCACCGATAAGAGAAGTAAGGATGTAGTCAACACCCACCACGTTTCGGTGCAACCTTGCTCCACCCCACGCTATTATTTAGGTTGTATACCTACTATCTTTTTGTGACCTTTGTTGTTGACACCCCAATGTGCTACGTAGCCCGTGAACTCACCTTCCTCGGGTGTTATACTTGCTGCTTCCCACACTTCGGGCCAAGCCCGTATACCAAACTCCGTAAAGTTGCCGCCCTGTACCAAAAAGCCGACATTATCTTTTCGGATTTTTGCTGTATCGAACGAGCCACTATCGGTGCTGTTAGCTGAAAACGCCTGCTGTTGTGGCACTGCCGTAGCTACTGGTTGCGACACCTGTCGCACCGCAGTCCAACCACCCTTCTCCACTTTATCTATGATGTGCCGACGCTCAGTCAACAATGCCGTAGCCTGCTGATAGGTTGATGCCCGTAGTGTTATGTTAACTTTGTTCCCATCGGCATCATACATATCCCACCATACAATTGCACCAGCCTCTGTACTGGTACGCTCTGTCACCTCAGCTCCCAATTCCTCTGCTATCTCCGCTACTTTTTTTGACATTATACTTCCTCCTTTGTTGCTACTTTGTCTATTTGTAGGTTAACAAACTCTCCTGACTTTGAGTGGCGGTATACTTCTCTCCGCAAAGCCATACGTAAAAAAGAACTCATTGACCTATCTTGTTGGTCAGCCGCCTGCACAATGCGTCCGTACAACTCGTCAGCCACATAAGTGCCTATGTGATTTTTCTTTTCTGTGCTCATGTCTGAATCTTACACCAACCAATCATCCTTGTCAAGTTCCCACACTTTACCAAACCTTGTGTGACCCTTTGTTTTTATAGCATACCAGAGGGCAATCGTAAGGTAATCGTCAGGTACAACCCTGTTGTTTGTATGTCATTTCGTGTCATAATTTGACAAAACACAAGGTATGTAGTACAATGCTTGGAGCGGGCAATGAATGTCTCGCTAACGCAATCGCACCTTAACAATTAAATATTCAAAGGAGAGTGTTATGAGCAAGTTCATAGCAGTACAAGATACGTATGACTGGTTGAGTGACATAGACGACCCAGTAGAACGTGAGATGTGGGAAGACCATGTAGGTCTACCCTTTCACGGCTTCATCAATCTCTACCAAGTAGCACTAGTGCAGGTACACCTACCCAAAGTAGTGACAATGATGTACGACCCACGTCATGGCAGGAAAGGTATAGAAACTAACTGGACTGAGAAAGGTAAGATTGTCATAAACGAGATGACCATCAAGTGTAGTGATGGCGTGAACTGCTCCATCTACAGCCCGAAGGAACGAGATAGAGTGCAGAAAATCCTCACACCTGAAGCAACTTACAACATGAAAAAGGCAACACTTGATTGGCGTGAAAACAACAAGTACGGCAGTGAGGTAACTACTGATGAAGAAGACATGGTGTTGCGAGAAGTCAAGACACCTTATCGGTATGTTACGAAACAAGTGGCAACGTTGGAAGATAAGTAGACGGTAGTTCGACAAGAGAAGTTGAGGTGCGATTGCAACAGAACAGACACTAGAAACCAGAGGTGATAACAGTGAAATATAGATACACTAAAGCCGAGGAAGAGGAAGCTAAATTGGCGAGGTCTTGTATAGAGTATTGTTATTGTACTGGGCAGTCAAAGAAGTTTCCCAATGTTAGTGCTGGAGATAAGTGGAAGAAACAGTTACATATAAAGATGCACGGGTTAGACCAAACCGCGTGTCCCGACCTGACGCTAGAGTTCCAAAATGAATAGGAGTGTATTGTAAAGATGAATCGCTTTATACTAGTAGCCGTGTTATGCGCGGCTATCTGGTTGATTAATTACTCGTTGAGTGATTAGTCAGTCGGTATCGCCTGATAATTTACGGACACAGTATTCTCGGTCAGGCTGTCGTTGTATAGCCTGAGCCAGAAACCACCCATCGCAGGTACACCAAATCCTCTACGGCTAGACCAACTGTTGCCATCCTCAACATCAGACACATAGCAACCTGTCTGGAGATAGATACGTTCTTGGTCAGTCATTATCCTACCCTGACTACTAATAGTCTCGACTGGCATCGACATACTGAACCTATTGTGTATATGTCCTCTAACTATGATGTCAGCATTGGGCCACATGACGGCACTTCGGTTACTCTGGATAGCACCTTTAGTCACAGGTGCATTACCGCCTACGCCATGATGGTATTTCATGTTGATAGTCTTACGCCGACCACCATTAGCATACTTCATTTTGAATTGTATCCAGCCTGTGTAAGGCGCTATTGTCGGAGCAGTACCTGTCTTTATCTTGAGATGAGTAGCTACAATCGTGAGTGGGTCAATTTCGTGCCGACGACGGTACTCAAAACAATGATTCCCCATGCTCAAAAATTTTACATTCTCTGCATAAGGAGCTAAGAAGTCAGCCGCATCCTCACATACACTACCAAGATAGTCCTCGTCCATAGCATACTCAGGACGTAGCTCATGCTTGGCACTACGAGGGTCAAACTTACCGCCCATTAAGTCTAGCAAGTCACCGAATATAAAAACAGGTGCGTTACGCACCCTAGCTTGTTCCAAATGTTTACGGATTAGTTTTCTATTACAGCCTTTAGCATCAAAATGTATATCACTAATCAGTAGAAAGTATTGTTCCCACTGTGCTGTGTAGTCTAGACGCGTGTAATAACAGCCTGCCGAAACAGACTGTTCTAATGTAGGTATAGCTACCATTTATTTATGTAGAGATTAGACTTCCGAAAATACTTTGAATACAATCATCACAATTCCACCTACTACCATCCATATCAGTTTCATTAACCATGCTAAATGTGCCTCCATTGATGCCATGCGTTGTGATAATTCCTTAAATTCATCCTCTAGTCCGTCTAACGTCCTAGCCATGCGTTCGCTAGAGTGATTAAGTACCTTAATGTGGTCACGTATTCTATCTAATATACTCTCAACTTTAACGTCCATTTCTCTGTCCAACTAATGTTGCAATGTCCGAGCCATGCCATGTCTCGTGTTTGAAGCCACTACTGGAGGTACTTATAAAAGAATACGCCGAATGTACATTATGTAGACTAGCATAATACTCTACATATTGCAAGCCTTTTTCGTGCTTAGGTACCTCGGGTGATGGGTTAGAAAACTCGGTAATCATAATAGGTTTGTTCTTGTTGTGATACCGCTTATACCATTGCCCGTGGTCGTCTGAATAAATCTGGTCTCTTGTCACCCAATAACAATGGGCGCAGATAAAGTCCGCTTCGTCCACCGCTGTCCAGCTTTCGTTGAAAAAGCGGATAGGGTCGTAGCGCACACCAGCCATACTGAAGCCCGGCGATAGGCCCGGATAACCAAACTTTGCATCTGGCATTAGCTGTCTTAGCTTTGCTACTACCGATAAGAACCATAAACTAAACTCTGCTCCGTCTTTCCAGACATCCCACATCCCTTCGGCGGACTCATCTATCTTTAAGTTAGGCTCGTTATGTACCTCAAAGTGCCTAACTCCCGCCTTGTACCACTTCAGTGCGTCTTCTGCTATAAGGTTGACAAACTGTTGTGGACGACGGAAGTGTTTATTTACTTTAGCAAACAATCTAATTAGTATAAACATATCAGGGTTGATGTCTTTGAGTACCTTTACCGTATCAGCACTCTCGTTTGACAAACCCTTGTATGCTTCGATTTTGCCCTCTTTAATCATTTCTGTTGTTTCGGGCAATATAGGATTGCCCCAGCTCCCATCTGCACTGCCATGAAGCCCCACAAGTGCCTTTGTTTGCCCCGTAGGAGGCTCAGGTGGCTTGGGAGCTACGATTGTGTCATTTACTACCTTAATTCCTTGATAATGCTCCTCAAACCAATCCTCTATGTCTGGTGGATGGTTGCCATGTAGTATTACTACCCGTTCTGCTAAATCGCCAATACCAGCATCGTCATAGGAAAAACCAATAGTGCCTCGCTCCTCATAAGCCTCGCGTGCAACTGAGACAAAATCATCTATCGAGCTATCTGGTGATAACAAATGGTATGTGCGTTTATATTGTGTTCTAGGCTGACCTCTGCTCATGATAGCCACCATAGGATGAATGCTGGATGCTCTGGATGAAAGCAGCTTAGCCTCTGCCTTGCGCCTTCGGGTGAGCGCAGATAACTTCTTACCCCCTGCATGGTCATACCGTAGGAGCTCTTTTGCGGCTTTTCGTATCTTGCCTTTGTTATATAAACGGAGAATGTCTTTAATGCCTGTAACGCCAAGGTTATAAGATGCAGATAATAGTGCTGTAGTTTGGTTTGGAGTGGGTTGAATTTCGAGTGCTGCCTCGAGGTTCTTTGCGTACTTACGGAGATTGCTACCCAAAGCTTTGTGAGCTGCTTCCTGAGTGATAGTTTGTCCTTCATAACTGATAGTGCCATATCCAATTGACCATTGGTGATAGTCCCAATAAGCAGTTGGCGCAAAGCCCTCCCACTGTTTAATGAAGTTGATAGTCTCATTGGTTATCTCTAGTTTAGGCACAGCCTAAGCCCCACATCCTGCGCTTCCACATCCTGTACTTGTTGTGGTACGAAATGAATGTCCACATCCGCAGCTAGCTACTGCTTGTGGGTTGTCAATACTAAAGCCACCACCCATTAAAGTGTCCTTATAATCAATCTCAGAGCCATCCATATACATCATCGAAGTTGGGTCTATAAAAACTTTGACTCCATCGTGATTGAATACAGTGTCTAGCTCTCGTTCGTCAGCTTCGATTTTCATACCATACTGCATACCAGAGCATCCACCACCCGATACAAATACACGTAGACCGTGGTCGGGTATTTTACGGTCGGATAACATATTAGTAATATGTTTATGAGCTGCGTTAGTCAGTGTTATCTGTTCCATTTCGTTTGACCTGTTTTGCCTCTGGAAAGTGAATGGTAGTATCACTGCAGTCCATTTGAAAGCCACAATTTGGACAATTCAATCTACACATATTTGCTTTCATAGTGTATCCACAGACATCACAACCTACTACTATCTCGTATTTCTCGCTTACTCGTTGCCTGCTTTGCGCCAATCCTGCCATGTCTCATGTATATCTTCACGTAACATATCGCACAATTCTCCCTGACGACCTTGTTCAACCGGTCCAAACATTGCATCGGTGAGGAAGCATAAGTGCTGTTCGTTGTACTCAGCTACTAAACTTAGCCTACGTATTTGTACAATACTATATACACACCATAATAGCATAGCCAATATAGCGACTACTAAACCGTAGTCCAGCATACTTATAGCAGGCTTGTTCACTTCTTTTTCTTCTTACCTTTCTTCTTGTAGCTTCTCATCAGGCTGGCTCCTCTGGGAACTCCACATCGTCAGCATTATCAAAATCTTGTGGTATATCTCTGAGTGATTGTCGGTATGCTTCCCAATCTGATTTGTCTTCCATAGGATAGTCAGGCATTAGATATGCGTCACTATCTATTAGTAGTGCATTACGTTTCCTACGCACCTCCAGCCAGTCAAAGTCATCTTGAGCCTGTACTAAATCTGCCTCCAAACTAGCTTCGCTTGGTATACTGTACTGGTCATCATGGATAACAATATTCTCATACACTTTATCTTTGCTGTCTGACCAGCCGAACCATTGCCCTTTGTGGAGCTTTACTAATACATCTTCAATGTGGTCTGGTCTGCCTAAATCGTCCATTATGTATCTCCTAATCTAATAAATGTCATGCTCGTATAGTTATAGCCTGTGTTGCCTTTGACTGTTGCATTATCGTCCTGAGTCTTGACATGAAACCTAACCTTATGGGTAGTAGTGTTTTGACAATCAACCACATAGTCTGTAAAAATATTCGCATATTGTTGTCCTGAACCCCCATATACACCGCTTCTGCCATATGTTAGTGTACCGTAAGATGAATTGTCATTTGTGCCAAATATCTGCGCATCGGTATATGTAGAGGTACTGTCGTAATAATACGTAACTAAAAAGTTCACGTACCAAAAACCAGTCGCTGGAAATGTAAAGATACCACTACTCTCCGACATACTAGCACCGAGTGTACCAAACGGTCCATCTGAAGGCGCATCCACTTGTTCTAGGTTGCTTGCTATTGGCGCAGCATCGCCATCAAAGTTTGTGGTCAATCGCCATTGGCTGGCATGGGTAATGCCACCACCTGCTGCTGCTTCAAATGCTGGGGGTGCTCCTGCTCCTGCGGAAGTAAGCACTTCTCCATCACTACCAGTAGCGATAGCTACTGGATTACCACTGGCATCAAACGAGATGATGTTTCCATCTGTACCACCAGCCAGCTTTGCTAAAGTAATCTGGTCATCTAGAATGTCAGCAGTTTCTACAGGTAAAGCTGACCTATTGGGGTCGCCGCCTATGTATGGCATTATGTGTCTCCTAACTTAAGAAAGTTAAAGTAAGTTATATTCTGCGAAGTAGAACCTTTTGTGGTTGCATTGGTGTCTTGATGTGTAACACTAAATTTAACTTTGACATTACTGGTGTTTGTGACATCCAGTATCTTAGCCGACTGTGCCTGTGCAAAATAATTAGAACTACCATCCTGACCATGCTTACCATCAGTAGCGGTATCCCAGTTACTACCACCATCTGTCGTGGTTTTTATCATAATGATATGCCACTGCAATCCAGAAGTATAATAGTATTGGCATACTGCTTCCACTAGCCAATAGCCAGTAGAAGGAAAAGTAAATACTCCACTACTTTGAGTCATAGCTGAACCCAAACTACCACTGCCGTAGGTATCATCTACCTCTAAGTTAGAAGCTATTGGGTCAGCAGCACCATCAAAGTCCGTAGTCAATCTCCACGTGCTGGCTGCGCCAAGACCTCCACCTGCTCCTGCAATAAGATTGTCAACTGTAACTGCTTTCAGTACGCCTGCATCTGACAATAAGAGTTCGTCACTACCAGCAGGTTGCGCACCAATATTGGTATAGCCAGCAGGGTCAAGAAGTTTATCGACAGTGATAGCTTTCAATACACCAGCATCAGAGATAAGCAACTCATCTGTTTCTGCTGGAGCTGCCCCTATATTAGTATAAGCAGCTATGTCTTTTTGACCGGGTGCATTACCTATATATCCCATTAGTCCTCCTATGTGCTGATTGCGTCAACGTAAGATACCCACACGTTGAGACTATTGGCTGTGTTACATACAGCTTTCAATACATCACCACTTTGCAATATTATCTTAGCTCCACCATCTATCAGTTCTAAGCTAGAACCGTAGGGGATGTTAGCATTCTTTATAATATAGCTGTCAGCACTACCACCTGAAGCACTTGATGTAATATATACATCTGCCGTAATAGCTGCTGATGCGTGAATGTTAGCCAAGCGAATACCCACGATTGCATCATCGCTATTGCTTGTCATAATTGTTCTGGCAGTATCACCTATGGCTACATCGCCACTACTGTCGGATGCTACTGCTCTTTCAAAGTCTTGTGCCATAATGTCCTCACTTGTTCCACTTCTTTAGTGGACAGTCGCTCCATTGCATTGATGTTTTAGTTTTGATGGCGCATCTGCATTCTCTACACCAACTAATACCGCCAGTTACTGCGTAGCGGTCACACGCTTCGCATATTCCACGCCTACGGTCACGCTCTTCTTCACTCGCTAAACCTAATGTTATACCCATTATAACGCAATCGCCATAGCTACGCTGAAACCTGCTGTTGCACAGCTACCACATGTGTCAGCTGCTAATGATATGCTCCCATCTCCATTAGTTATTGTCATACCACTACCGGCAGTTAGTGTTCCTACTGCAGGACCACTTGTTCCACCTATCAATAGCTCTCCACTTGCATCCATTGCTACTGCAGCTACTGTATCTGTGCCACTATCCTGCGTAATAAGCACAGCTTTGTCAGCTAAAGAGGTAGCATTAGTACCACCGTTAGCTACTGGCAATGTACCACTTACATCAGCCGTGAGTGATGCGTCACCTACTGACCAAGTACCGCTATCTACTCTCGCTACACCCGTACTGCTGGAGGTATCAATATTCGTACCCCCATATGCCGCAGCTACTCTAGTGCCTTGCCATACTCCGGTACCTACCGTACCAACAGTAGCCAGTGAACTAGCCGAAGTGATGCTGTTCTGCGCAGCCGTAGTGATTGTGCCTTCGATATTACCGAAGATAACATTACCGGCTGAACCAGATGTGACCTCGCTAGATATACTAGCGTCTGGTATAAACGTCAGCTTGGATGCGCTATCATCGTACCCAAAGAAACCTATCTTAGCTGCACTACCGTTGTGCCAACGGAATGCAACCCCACGGTCTTTGTTATCATCACTTCCGGGCGCTGAATCACCACCCACCATTATAAGTGGGTCATCTACTGTTAGTGTGGTGCTGTTCACGGTAGTAGTGGTGCCATCTACCTGTAAAGGACCATTCACTATTATCGAACCTGTGCCGTTAGGTGTCAGCGTAAGGTCACCATTACTGTTGGTAACACTAATAGTGTTACCATCTGCTTTCAAATTATCTACTCGTAGGTCTGTAACCGCAGAGTTAGTACCGATAGTTACTCCATCAATAGCACCACCGTCAATATTTACTGCATCTGCTGCCTGAGTAGAGATAGAACCGACACCAATACTGGTACGTAATGTTGCACCACTCTCTGCTACAGGGTCAGTCGTGCCGTCACCGACAATCATTTCGCCATCAGACAAGACAGCCATAGCAGTTACTGCA